AACTTTAATTTTGGTATTAATTTGCCACCAATGTTTTCTTGTATTTCACCAAATCTTTGTTGCAAGATAGCCAACTGGCCAGCATAGGTTTTTGTGTTTTCTTTAGCCGATCCACCAAATAATTTAGTTAAAACACCAGTAGCCTTTGTAAAATCCTTAGACTTTACAATGCTGTCACTTAATGGCACACCAAGTTTTTTAAGCGCTCCCAGATTGCCTGTGTAAGCCTTTGATAATGCCAGCGATACAGTTTCCAAGTCTTTGCCCGTAGCTGACGAAATGTCTATGGCAAGATTATTTAATTGTTGTGCTTTTGTAAGGTCGCCAGTGGCCCGGGCAAGATTGGCTAATGCTGGGCGTAATTGAGTATCTGCAATTCCATAAGCGAGTTGCTGTCGGCTGATGTATTCCTCGGTGGACTTAACTTGAGCATCTGTTGCTTTGACTGTGTTACGTAAGGCAGTCGCTAATTTCTTTTGACTTAATTCATCCTCTACAGCTGCCTTGACACTATCTACACCGATCTTTAGAGCCATTGCTCCAGCAGCTGCACCAACGGCAGCAAAAGATAATCCCATCGCCTTAGAGTATTTACTGATTTTGTCATTCAAGCCTCTAGTGCCTTTATCGGCTTTTTCCATGCCATTTAGAAACTTATTAACATCAGCAACTAATGAAAGTTTGAGTGTACGTGTATCAGCCATTATGAGGTCCTTGCCCACTTATCCATTACTTGATTTACGGCATTGTGCCAGCGTTTAGTAATTTCAGGTTGCATTGCTTTTAAAGTAGGAAAGATCCAGTAGCCAGTATTGCCTCGTCCCTGTCGGGCTGTTCTAGGTGGAAACTTATAACCACCATTCTTAAACTTAGAAACACTACCAAAAGCATTTCTATTTCCACCAAACTCATTACCAAATAGCAACTGCCCGGCATTAGCGCCACCAGAGGCTTTACCTTTGGTTCCACCTACATAGACAGTGGGTACACGATCTCTAGCGGCTCTGACCGTCTGTGCCACGATAGCGGCCTGTTTAGGCATAGGCGAGAAAGCATAGGCTGACTGTTGTATGTTTTTGGCTGTCCAAGCACTGATGGATTGCACTTCATTCTTAAGTTCAAATTGTGCTTCTTTGTCCATTAGATTTAATGCCTTTAGCAATGTCCGATAATCTTTTAAGTCAGGTTTGACTGTAATGGTAGTTCTTGTTTCAGCCATGACCATCCTTTTCTGCTATCAGCTCGTATGCCGTTATTACGTCAGTGAGCGACCATTGCTTCAAGTCACTTAAAGGGATGCCAGAGTAAATGGCAAGGCCAATTAAATGTCGGTTGATGCTTCCTGTTGGATGTCTTTTGGGTCATCCACTATCACCTCAAACATCTCAAACTCATTCTCCACCCAGCCTTGATGAGTTTTGTAATCAGTCTGCTCATCTATTACTGATGCTGTGTAAAGAATGTAAGTTATGACATCTAGTGATCCCTGCTCCATTTTTTCTTGTGCTTGATTCAGTGTGTAACCCAAATCGCGCTCAAGACAAATCCAAAGCCATGCAGAATCATCGCTCACTATGTAGTTTTTTTGTTGCTTTGTAGTTATTTGGTATTTCATAATGGTTGCCCTGTTCTATTCATTAAGTGCGTGTAATTGCTACCGAGGTATCAATTACTAGTGAAACTGTGGTGCTTAATACATCTGTGGCTGATCCGCCTTGTGGTGGAAATGCCGGAAATACTTTGCCAGCGATGGTGCTTGTTGAGCCAGCAACAAAACTAAATGATAACGATGTGTCTGGTGCGCTCTTAGCTGCGTCCCATAACTGAGCGCATAATCCGCCAGCCACTCCCCAGTCAGCAAACATTTCAATGTCCAATGTTCCCGAGTAATCTACCGTCTTGTAAACGCGACCCGATAACACTTCTAATACTTGCTGGTTATTGGCAAGATTAAGAGTTACCGATGCGCTCTGATCTGCGTATGTCTTTGCTCCGATAGTCAGTGTTAGCGACCGACCAGTAATTGCTGTTGTAGCCATTTGTATATCCTTATTCTGTAGTGGTCGCCAGTTCGATACTGACTTGACTTATTAACATTTCGGTATTTCCGACTTGTGTAACTGTTGGCTGGGACCATGAGCCTATGGTGCATCCATCCGGTAATGCCGTAAATGTTGACAGCATTAAAGTTTCTAAGTTTGCAATGGCAGCTTGATTATCAGCTGCATTAACCATGGCGGTTAAGTCAAACTTTACGTTAACTCGGTTATTAGCCCCACCAATTACTTGTGGCTCCAAGTATGGTGAACCCGGCACAAGCACTAAGGCTGGCGGAGTAATGTTTTCTGGCGGATAGGCAAATACCACGCGCCCGGCAGATTTAAGCGATGTCGCTAATTCTGTACGAAGTTCCACAAGGTTAGCCATTAGCCCACCATTGCATTGGTATCGATCCAGCGACCCAGTAGCCCAGATACCCGAGTAAACAGGGATCGGCCTAAACGGTATGGCGCTGGTGATTGAAAGTCCACACCCGACTGGCCTAGTGTGCCTGTACGGGTTGTCCAGATGTCAGAGGCAATAGCCAATGCAGCTTCTTTTACTTCTGGGATCGTTGAGTAGTCAATGTACGATGTGGCGCTTACGGTTCCATAAGGCCGTACACCATGAGCCGGGTAATCTGTCCCAGTGCCAGCGAATGACATTGTGTAGGAAGTAACGGCAGTAAGAGTTTTAGATCCATTAAAATTTGTGCCACTGTTAGCAATAGTTACTGTCTGTCCGACATAACAGTCATGCGGGCGATCAGTAGTTATTGTGTTAACCAGATTTGTACGCTCATGCGCAACTACGCCCCATTGATTTTTTGTAAGCATAGATAGGATTATGTTTTCTGCGCTGTCTGCACATTCCTGTACAAGCGCATCAGCATAGATGTCACCAATACCCAAGACGGCTTTTAGCTCGCTTAGTGTAATTAATGCCATGATCTAATCCTTATCTAATGGTGTGTGTGGGGGACACAGGGCCGCATCCCCCACACTCTTAACTAACTCTGACTAGGTCAGGTTAAAGCGACGTACGCCACCGGAAATCAAAACGCCTGCAGCTAGGTAGCCATAGATCATTGTTTCGATCTCACCAGATGTAACTACGTTTGTTGACATACGTAGCACTGGGCTTTCGTAGATTGCAACTGCAGATGGTACAACAATAAATGCTGATTCATCGATGGTTGTTGATACAACGTTTGGATCTACGTATAGATCAAGTCCAAGCACGTTCCCACGAAGTGATGTTGGAGCTGCATTACCAGCTGCATTTTGTGGGTTAGATGCGTTGTAGATCGGACGTCCGGAACTATCAACTGCTCCAAGAAGCAATGACCACTGGGACGTGCCAGCAATGTATGCAGTAGGAAGTTCGCCAGTTGCCGAGTATGCAGCTGGTGATTCGGTTGATACGTAGGAAATGATGCCAGCAGATGAAGCTGCAGTTGTTGATGCCTGTGTTCCACCTGATGTTAGAGCTGCAATTACAGCTGCATCAGTTGCCTTGTTGTAAGCGCGGGTCATGTTGTCAACCATTGCTTGGAAGAATGATGGGTCCGAGCGCTCGATAAGTTCTACCGAGTAGCGCTGTAGACCTGCATACTTGTTTACAGTCAAGTTAACGTAACTGGATGCGATACCAGTTTCCGATGGTGCTGCACCTTCGCCAGTTGAGGCTACAGTTCCTGCAGTTGTGATTTTTGGATGAGCAATGGTCATACCTGCATTTGGTAATGCACGTGTACCGATTGCATCAATAGCCGGGCGAGCTCCGATTAGGGTATCTACCACAGTGCTTGAATATTGTGTCGGCTTAAAGGCTGGGTTAGTTGAGAAATCATCATCAGCTGCCATAACGTATTGAGCTGAATCGCGGTTTCCTAGGGATGCCTTGATGCTGTGTTCAAGGTATGTTGCTTGTGAATTGATTGGGCTACGAGGCCTTACGTAGGCCACTGGAGCAGCTGCGGTTACAACAGCGGTTGCTGTGACCTCATCTGCAACTGGTGTTGTTACTTCGTCCACTGTGTTCTCCTGTGGTTGTTCCTCAGCTGGGGTTTCAGCCT